AATAAGTTCTGACCTTCACCCTGATAGTTAACTTCCATGGCTGTTATTGCACATCTTTTAAAGTAATGTAGATTTTCATTAACGCCCAAGTAAAACAAATCACATTGATGTGGATAGTTTAAAAAAAAGTTGGCTGTGTTGCCTTCTGATTTTTGTTCGGGATGACTTAGTTGATTTAGCTTTGTAATCATTGCTCTAAGAATTCTTGACTCTTGTTCTGAAGCTGGGGATAGTTTCCACGTAAGTGTAAACGTCTTAAGATCTACGTTTTTAAATAACAATACAATATGAGGATTGACGACATTTCCAAATACCTGATCTGCAGCTGCTCCTACTCCTTGTCCAAATTGATTTGCTAATGTTCTACCTGCTGCAGCACCTCCTTCACCCAACGCTTTAAAAGCATCCAACGCACCAGGTGCTTCTGCATCACCACTAAAAGCATCTACAGCTCCCTGTACAGCACCAAGTCCTGCACCACCTACAATTCCTAATTCATCTTGATTATACTTTACGCCAGACTTATCTGTAATACCTGCACCAGGCAATGGTAATGCTAATGATGCAACTACATTGGTATTAGGTGCGTCTTGTACGCCACCCATCTTAAACTTAACAAAGTTCATTACAAATTGATGAACTCCCAAGTCAGTTGGAAATTGCATGAAGTTAATTTTATTCGCCTTCCTTGCATTGTCCATTGCTTGCGTGGGCTTAATAGTTCCTGTAGGTTTAGCACCTGCTTTGTAGACTGTATTTGTTGTCATATGTTATCTCTTTTAATAAATACCCTTATGGCTTACTCAGGAAAATTCGTACCAAACAATCCAAACAAGTATAAAGGTGATTCTAGTAATATTATTTATAGAAGTTTGTGGGAGCTCAAGCTAATGAGATACCTAGATTCTCATACTCAAATAGTAAATTGGGCGTCTGAAGAGTTCTGTATACCATATAGAAGCCCTATTGACAGAAGAATGCATAGGTATTTTCCTGACTTCTGGGTAGAAAAGGAAGATGGTACACAAATGGTAATAGAGGTTAAGCCTAAGCAACACCTGGTTCCTCCTCCTAAACCTAAGAGAAGAACTAAAAGATATATTAAGGAGGTTGCTCAGTTTGCCGTTAATCAACGTAAATTTGAAGTTGCAGAAGAGTTTTGTAATAATAAAGGAATGAAGTTTATGATAATGACGCAAGATGAATTAGGAGTAATAGGATAATGCCAGCATATTTTTTTCAAAGAGCTATAAAGATGACATCAGACGAATTCGATTTCGAGTTCAAGTCTATGAAAGAGATGTATACGAAGTTCCAAGGTGATCCAATTCAGCGTATAAGAGAGCTTGGTGAAGAAGAGGCAAAAAGCAATCCGACACAATTATTGCAGAGCGCAGGAAAGACAAAGAGACTTCTGCCTGGTAGATTGTATATGTTTAATTATAGAAATCCTATATCAAAAGCTACAGCAGACTATTATGATATGTTTCCTGTTGTCCTCGTTACAAATGTGTATGAGCAAAAGAGCTACTTCTCTGGATTAAATTTTCATTACTTGCCTGAAATATATAGAGCTGAACTAATGGATGAGCTATTTAAGTATATGATGAATCCAGGAACTCCTGGTGATGATCTTTCTACCAGCATAAGGGGTAAGATGGCTCCTAGAGTTAATTATGAGTTTATGAAGAAAAGAAGAAACCTGATGTCATTTAAACCGCTTTATAGAAGATACAATATGGATAGAGTAATTGGACAATATCTATACATACCTCCTAAGGCTTGGGACTTTATAATGATGATGCCTTTAGCGCGGTTCCGTAAAGCTGGCATAAATAAGATATATAGAGATTCTATGACAGAGCGTAGAAAAAGAAAAAGCTAATGGCAAAAATTACAGATATAGCAAAAACATTATTTAACTTAGGCAAAGGTGTAGGTCTTGAGAAGCCGCGTGAGGGTTCTCAAAAGCCATTCAGTCTTGATAAGTTTATGGGTACTATGCAGGAAAGTAATAGCTTAGCCAGACCAAATAGATATGTTGTTGAAATAGATACACCTGCTTGGGCAGCTTCTGATGATACGAGACGTTTGATGTTTTTCTGTGATGCTATAAACATTCCAGGTATAACATTAACACCATCAGACATACAAAGGCTGGGTATTGGTCCTCTTGATAGAAGACCTGGCCTACCTTTTCCTGCTGAGATATCTGCAAGTTTTATGTTAGACCAAAATGGACGAAACTTAAACTTCTTTCAAGAGTGGACAAACAACATAGTTAATATCGATGGATCCAAACCGCTTGCAGAAAGGAAAGGCGCACAATTTGGTGAGCAGTATTATAGAGACAATTACATATCAAATTTAAGAATATCAACATACGATGTCTCAGCTAATAAAATTTCAACAATAACTGCACACGAATGTTGGCCTAGTGTATTAGGTGACGTAACATTAGGATGGGCACAGAATGATGAGTTTGCTAGAGTGCAGGTAAACTTTCAAGTGAGATATTGGACTACTGATTTACAAGAAGGACCTGGCCCTGCTTCTGATAGAGCATTGGGTGGTTTTGAAAGACTACTGAGATTGGGTCAATCAGCTACATCACTAATATCTTCAATGAAGACACCCAACAATGTTGGAGATGCTATAAATATAGTAAGTAATGCACAAACTTTCCTTGGAACCCTAGGCGGAAAGAATTAATTAAATAATGGAGAAATATAATGGCCTTACCAAAAATTGATCAACCTACCTTTGAATATACCTTACCAGTATCAGGATTAGAAATAACATTTAGACCTTTCCTTGTGAAAGAAGAAAAGCTATTGCTGATTGGTAAAGAGTCGGATGTTGGTGCGCAAATAAATGCAATGAAACAAGTAGTTTCAAACGTGGTTTTAACACCTAAAGATTTAGATGTTTCTGACCTACCTTCTTTAGACCTTGAGATGTTGTTTATACAACTAAGATCAAAGTCTATACAAAATTATGTTGAGCTTCAATACAGAGATGTTGAAGACAATGAAGTTTATAAGTTTAATGTTAACCTTGATGAGTTGACTCCAACTATAGACGAAACCCATAGTAATGAAATAGCTATTGATGATAAGCTAACAATTAAACTTAAAGATCCTACAATCGGTATTATGGCAAAAGCTGGAATGAATGTAGGAGATAATAAAGAACCTGATAACGAAGAAATATTTAAACTAATAGCAGGTTGTTTAGAAGTTGTGTATGATGATGAGAATGTATATGATGACTTTACTACTAAAGAGGCGTTGTCTTTTATTAAGAGTTTTGATATAAAAAGGTTTGAAAAGCTAAAAGAGTTCTTTGATACTTTACCTAAACTTACCTATGAACTTAACTATAAAAACAAAGAAGGCAATGATAGAAAGATTGTATTGAACGGAATCGCTGATTTTTTTTAATACTGCTGAGCCATAATTCGCTGGCAAATTACTATCAAACGGTCTTTGCACTGGTTCAGCATCATAAATATAGTATAACAGAATTAGAAAATCTGATACCCTACGAAAGGGATATCTATGTTTCACTGTTGCAAGAGTGGCTCCAGAAAGAGAAAGAGAGGCACGAAGCACAGAAACAGCAAAGGAGCAGGTAATGGAAGAAGAAATTAAAGCAAGTGGTCATCACCCAGCAGACACTAACGGTGATGGTAAAGTATCTAAAGAAGAAGAGAAGATGTACTTAGAGTTCAAGCGTAAGGAGCTTGAGGATGCTGATGCAATGCGTGATGCACAGAGAAACATGACTTGGTTTGCTTTAGGCGGTTTATTGTTATATCCTTTTGCAGTAGTAGTTGCATCCTTAGTGGGACTAGATGAAGCACAGAAAACATTAGGCAGTATGGCACCAACATATTTTGTTGCTGTTGCTGGTATTGTTGCTGCTTTCTTTGGTGCGCAGGCAATGGGTAAAAAATAATGGCATTGCCAAGTCTAGTACATGTTGAAGGTCAAAACGATTTAATTAACTCTGTAAATCACCTTAAGGCCGAATTGCTGCCCAAATTATTTGGAATGGATAGCAACCTTGCTGCTGCAACTAATACTTTATCAGCTATTAAAGTAGCAACAGATGAAATTAGCTTTAGCGTTGGTGAACTAGTTGCTAAAGCAGAATTAGACTTTGAGCAAATGGAAGATATTCCTGATGCAAATAAAGAGACTGAATCTAAAGAAGATGCATTTGAAAAAATTGGTGAACAATTATCAAAAGAACTTAGTGAATTAGCAGATGCTACAAAAGAATCAGCAGAAGCATCACAATCAATTGCTACATCAATGGCTGAAGGTAGCGAAGATGTTTTAAAACCACCACCAGACTTAACTGGTGATCCCCGTATATTTAACAAAAAAGCCCCAGATGCGCCACCTGATAAAGACTTAAAGACTGGAGGCGCTGGAGCAATAGCAGTTATGCTTGGTGCTATACTTGGTACTATTGGAGGAATTGTTGCAGGTTGGGCAAAAGCACTTAATTTAATATTAATGGGTGTGCCTAAAAAGCTAGCAATGATTTTTAAAAACTTCTTAGGCAAAGTTAAAGGCTTGTTTTCGTTTAAGGGAAACAGTGGTCTTTCTAAAGGCATAACAAAGATAAAAGATTTCTTTACAAAAATAGGTAATTTCTTTAAAGGGTTTGGAAAAAAACTTAGCTTTTTTGGTAACATCTTTAAAACAATAACAGCCACTGCTGCTAAAGTTGCAGCTGTAGTAAGTAAAGTATTCTTTCCTTTAACAGTACTTCTTAGTATATTTGAAACCTTAAGAGGAGCTATTTCTGGTTTTACAGAAAACGAAGGCTCTATGGCAGATAAGATATTTGCTGGGTTGAAAGGCGCAGTAACGGGACTACTAGATTTCTTAATAGCAGCGCCTCTTAATCTTGTTAAAGATTTGATTGGATGGATTGCAGGCATTTTAGGCTTTGAGGGTGTTAAAGAAAAGCTAGATGGATTTGACTTTAGTTTTGGTGGAATTGTTGACATGATGGTCAATGCGTTAAGAATGGTTGCTGATGTTGCTAGAAAAATAGCTTTATTTCCAATCGCGTTAGCTGCTGGAATAGGAGCAGCTTTAGGCGCATTATTGCCAGGAGGAAAGTCTCCTAAGGAAGCATTTAAAGATACGTTCAGTAAGGTAATGAGTGCTGGTAGTTCTATAACTCAAGAGTCTCAAGCATCTAAAGATTCGGGCAAAGATTTAGCAGAGAAAAGTCCTGATGGAGAATCAGTAAGTTCTAATGATGCGGTTCCAGAAGGTTCTGCTCCTTCAGATGGATCAGATGGTGAAGATGTTATGGCTGTTAAGATTCCTGCAGATGACAGATCGTTCCCAAGAAAGCTAAGAGGCACTACCGTAACTGTACTCGAAGAAAATTCTAGAGGCAGATTTGCTGTTAACAATGAAGATGGTAAAAGAGTACTATTAAGTAAGAAGGCTTCTAAATCACTTGCTGGATTGCTAACGCCTGAAACCTCAACTAGTGATGGAGACTTGGCAAGTCTTGGATCAAATAGTGGAGAGACAATATCAGGTCAAACAACAGCTAATGATAATGCTAGAGAGTCATCTCAGAGTAGTGGCGGTGGAGGCAGTGCAACATTAAACAGTATTAATGCTCCTAGTAGTATAAGCTCTATGAATAAAACTGTTATTATGCAAGGCCAGAAAAGTAGCCTGCTAAACAGGATGGGCCACCACATTCCTGCGTAGCCCACCCGAATAAATTAGTCTTCTGCTAATTTCTTAAAAAAGTCCAAAGACTCATCTTCCGTAGCAGCCATCTCAGGTTGAGCAGCAGCTGGCGCAGATGGAATCTCTGCTGGTGGTTCAGCTGTAAAGTTGCTTTCAGCAGTAGTGCTTGGAGCAGCTCCATCTAAACCTAGAACTCTATTAAGTTTTGTTTGAAGTTCTTGATAAGTTTTAAAGTTAGATGGATCAGTAAACTCATTAAGTTTGTTCTGAGACTTCCATGTTGCTTCTAGCTCATCATCCTCATCGAACAATGGAGCTGGAATATCAAGTTCAGACTTGTCATAGTTTCTGTATCCTTCTACATTTCTAATTTTAAGTTTAAAGTCAGCACCTTCCCATAAATCAAATGGGTTAACTGGCTTCTCATCTTCAAACTGAGGGTTCATGGCCTCATTTAGTTTGTCAAAGATTTTTTTACCATACTTGTAAAGGAATACTTTTCCTTCATTTTCTGGATTGCTTGGATCCTTAACTACATAGATATTACTTACGAAAGAAAGTCTACGCTTTTGCTTTCTAGCTTTATCCTTGTTAGACTCTAT